ATTGTCGGCGCTGTTGCCCCGCTGTTCTGGCTCAAGATGGCGGCCAGCGCGTTGTTGATGTCGGCCCGGACGGCAGCGCCGCCCGCGTTGGCTATGTTGTAGTCGTGCTGGCTCATACTTTGTACCCGAATCCCTTTGCGATCCAGTCCATCGTTTTCGAAATGGCTGTACCCGCTGAATTGTAGAACCGAACGTTGAAACCTGCTGCCGTTTTGCTCGACAACACGTAGTAATCGCCCGTTGCCATGCTGTCTGCTGTGATGGCGATGGCCGGGGTGTTGTAGAAGGTGGCAGAAAATGCGATGTCAATGCCGCCTGTTGGCACGCTTACAAGGCGCCCTCCCTCCACCCGGTCTGGCACGTCGATTGTGATGGCCAGGCGCGAGATGGCCACCTGTTGCGACATGAGCGACCCACGCGCCACCGTAACCTTAAAACGGTATCCACGCGCCAAGTAGTCGCCCACTGAGAACAGGCGCCAGTCAGTCCATACCGGTGCGCCGCTTGGGTCGTCTTGCGTGGTGCTAATGTAGACGCGCACGTCTGCTGAGTCGCCAGCGATGCCGCCGTCAATGTCAGCAAGCGCATCCACGCTCGTCCATCCGTCCACGATGTTGTCCAGGTCGTAGGTGCTCACCCCTAGGTCAGCCGTGACGCGACAACTGTAGACGCCGCCCAGGTCGATGGGTGCCGCAAACTCATACACACCAGACTCCACCGTGCCGCCGTCAATGGCGGTGACAAGCGCGTCCATGTCCGCAATGACATCCCACGTTGAGGATGATGACAGCAGCAATTTGCCTCCAGACACCTCAACGCCTGCTTTCATGCCCGCGAATGTTGGTTCCTCTGCATCTGTCAATACAACGTTGTATTGCAGCACCGTTGGCGCGTTCGTAACCACCAGCGTGGCCGTGGTGGACTGGCTGCCGCTGGTGTCCTCAAACTTGGCCAGGTATGTGCCGGCCAGTAGCGGCACCGTGCCGCTGGTGGACGATCCAGCAAACTCAGCGAGCGGAATGGCGGTTGACCAGGTTGGGCTGCTCGATGTGCTGTGCCTGATGACCACCTTGCCACCCAGGCGCACGTCAAGGTCTGTCGCCGTATTCCACGACATCAAGCCGGTGCCGGTTTGGATCTGCAATTGCAGGTTAGCCACTGCTGCTGGTGGCGCCACCTTGCCCAGCACGTCACCGGTAAACGACAGAGGGCCGGAAATCATGCCCAATGCATTGATGCTGCGCACGGCCACCGAGTAGGCGCCTGTCTGCGCGTCCTGCACCGTTGTGCTGGTGCTGGTCGTGCGTGGCAGCTCCACCCAGTTGCCATCGCCCACTCGGTAGCTGGGGATGTAGCCCACCACGCCGCTGCTGGTGCTGGCCGTCCAACTGAATTCAGCGATGGTTTTAAGGTCGGTTGCCGCCTCATAAAGATACTCGCTGACCACGCCGTCAGTGGGTGCCAGTGGCTTGGCGCTGATCGTGCTGATGCTGCGCGACTCCAGGGCAATGTCCGACTCGATCAAGTCGAACTTGTCCGGGTCATGTGCCAGCGCCGACACCTCAAACTCTGTGGCCGATGCCTCGGTCACTGAGACAACGCGGAAGGTCTGGGCCTCAACAGCAGTAGATGCCAAGATCCACACGCCGCCCACCGCTGGCGCCTCAGCAAAAGCTGGCGACAACGTGAGCGCAGACACCGTGCCTGCCGCCGTGGTCACGGTCGTGTCTTGCACGGTGCCGTCCGACTTGAGCGTGGACAGCGTGTAAGTCACGCCACTGGCCAGTGTCACAGGGGCGTCCAGCGTCACTGCCGTGGTGGTTGCAGCCGCCAGACGGCCACCCAGGCGCACGCCAGCGCGGGCAGGGTCGGCCACCTTGATGATCTGACCAGGGCGGCACAGGTTGCCATCCATGCCGGTTTTGAACGTCACCACCTCGGTCTGCAGCCGCTCGGTGAACAGCAACCATTTGCCCACCCGGTGCGCTTGGCCGCGACTGGTGCAGCCAAACGCCGTTACCTCAGTGCTGACGATGCCATAACGGGCAATGCCGGCCTGGTCCTCGACGTACTCCACGCTTTGCGAGTACATTTCATCGGGATCATTCCAAGTGACCAGCGCCACCGTGTGCCGCGCTTTGCCGCTGCTGCCCTGATAGGTGAACGTGCCATCTATCACATTGGCTGGCGTGTACAGGTACGCCGCATCAGATGGTGAGTCTTGCACCGTGGTGATGCTGGCCGCCGACCAGTAGATCAGACCCCGGAAGATCGACACAAAGTCGTTGAGCACCTTGTATGCTTCGGCGCGGCTTTGCAGGTACAGATTGCAGGTAAAGCGCGGCTCTTGATTGCCAAAACCGTCATCCACCAGCTCGTCACAATACTGGCCGATGGTGTACAGCGCCCACTTGTCCACCTGGCTGGCAGACACGAACCCGCCCAGGCCGTACCGGTCATTTGTCAGCAGGTCGTAGAAGCACCAGGCTGGGTTATCCGTCCATGCGATCTTAAATGTGCCATCCCACACGCCGGTATAGGCCCGCGTGGCTGGGTTGTAGTTGCTGGGCACCTTGATGCGCAGCCCGCGCAAATGATAGGCGCGAGTGGGGATCGAACTAAACTGGCTTGAGTCAGCAGACAGCGCCACGTATGCGCTGTTCGGGTAGCGCAACTTGCTGTCCACAATCTCGGTGGACACGTCCACATAGGTCTTGTTTTGCAGGTAGCTGCTGGTGCTGTCTGCAGTAAGCCGCCGCACGCGGATGTCCCACGGTCCCGTCCCTGTCACCGGCACACGGATGCTGCGCTGGTAGCGGCTGGTGGTCTTGCCAGAGATGGTCAGCGTGTAGCCTGGCTGGCCATAGGTGCCCTGCAGCACCAAGGTGCCAGAGCCCGACACCATCACGGCGCGGAATTCATAGGCGCCGCTGGCCAGCGACAAATAGAGACTGTCAGATCCCGTAACGCTGGGCGCCGTGCTCGACTTGGATATGGTGCGCGTCGCGTAGGTGGACCAGCTCGCAGCGCCGATCACGCGGTACTCCAGCCGGTAGGTGCACGACAGCACAGAGCCAAACCAGATGACCGTTACCTGGTACTCTGTGCCGGTGCCGCCATTGGATGACAGCACGCCGCTGGCAAACGTCATGGGCACCGGGTCGCTGCCAATCGGCACGGACACAAACCCGCCTCCGTTGGTCTGCAGGTCAACCTGCAGCGCCACAGCCGTGCCGGTGGTGTTCCCGCTCGATGTGTCCTGGTATGACAGCACCGGTATGCCAATAGTCAGGCGCACCGCGTTCAGGTTGGCGTTTGTGTAGTGGCGCGTAAATGGCGTGGTGGCCTTGACCTCTACGCCAAGTGACGTTGAGTTTTCAACCGACGCAAAGCCCTCCACATACGTCTGGGCCTGTGTACCGTTGCGCGTCTGAACTGACACGTTGCTGAAATTGAATGATCCATCGTCATTCATCAGCGGCGTGCTGTCCAGGTAAACACCCGTCAGGCCGCCAACCAGGCCCTCAATCTCGCCCTCGCTCACCAGGTCAACAATGCGCGCATTGGCGCGCGACCGTAGCGAGTCGGGATCTTCCGTGGCTGTGCTGCTGCTTGAGCTGGAGCTGCCCCCGCCGCCTGCGCCCCGGATCATACGGCCAGCTCCTCGGTGTAGATGCCCGCCGAGATGACAGCAGATCCCACGATCATCTCGCCATAGAGCACCGGCACAGCAGACCCTTGCGCGCTGGTGTTGACTGCGCCGCTGAAAACATAGCTGGCTTTGTTGTCAGCCGTTGAACCTGTGGATGTCTTGGGTGTTGGTGTCAGCATCTGAGCCACACCACCCAGGGCCAACACTGCGCCCACCTTGACCATGAACGCGCCCGCTGTCGGAAAGCCCAAAGCCGTTGCAACCAGGCCGGCGACAATCAACGTCACGCCAAGGATTGTCTGCAATGCGCCATTCTTCTTTGCACCCGCAATGGCAGGCGCAATCTTGATGACATCGCGTCCACCGGCAGGCAGGCTCAAGGCGTCATCGCCCACATTCTCGCGCCCCACCCATACGTGATAACCCGGCTCACTGTGCTCGCGCAGGTGCTGGGCAAAGCCTGGGAAATTGGCAGACAACGCACGCACTGCCTCGGCGGCGTTGGCTACAGCGAAACGATGCACGCGCCCAAACTTGCGCCCCAGGGCGCCATACAGTCGAATCTCACGGGGCGTATCGCAGGACATGGGTTGTAACGTGCTGGTAATAGCCGCCATAGACGTCACGCGACGACAAGCGGCCATGCAGATGATGCAGGATCATACCGTCACCCAAGTACACCGCAGCATGATTTGGCACGGGGCTTTGAATTTGCATCAAAAAGCAATCGCCGTGAGACAGATTGGCTGGGGCAATCGGCACGAATCCTGCCGCCCTGTACTGGTCCAGATACAGGTTATCTCCGCGCTCCCACCAATCATCGCGCCGCTCAAAGTCTGGCAGCACCACGCCGCGCTCGATGCGAAACCAATCTTGCACAAGCGTGTAGCAGTCCAGCACGCCGTGGATGAATTCCCGTCCGACCAGTGGCGCCGCATAACCGGTGGGCTTGAAACTGCGCCACACACCTGACGGCCAGCCCAGGATATGCCACTCCACACCCGACCTCTCGCAGCCCACCAGGTCGGCCTCGCTGGGGTTGGCGCTCGCATTGGGGTGGCTGTGGAATACGCCGATCAGCTCGCCCATGTCCTCGGCTGCGGCCAGCTCTTGTGGTGCGATGGCAAACTGGTCGGGGTTGTCCGACACATTGCTGCACGGCACATAACGCGCACGGCCCTTGACCACCACCACCAGGCCGCACGCCTCGCGCGGGTATTGCGCCTGCGTGTGCTCGGTGGCCGCCGTTTGCCAATCTGTCATTTCGTCAGGCCCGCAGCCGGGAACCCACCGTAAGACAGCGGCTGCGCGTCACCAAATCGCAGCTTGCAAGACACCAGGCGCTTGCCGCACGCATCCTCGGCGAGCGTGCCCACGGCCACGTCGTTGGTGTCGTAGTAGTTCGTGCCGGTGTAGCCGCAGTCGGCTCCACGGTAGGCCCATGGGCACACGTTCTGCACCACGTACCTGCGCGGCAGCATGACCCCGGCCACATCAAAGCTGGCCGCCAGTTCAAACTCCACCATGAGCTTGCTTTCGCCAACCTTGCGGTCAACGTAATAAACGTCATCCGGCAGGTGTGCGCTGGGGTCGGCAGTTGGGTTGACGCCACCGGGGAAATTGACAGCATCAAGGAATTTAACCAGCGTTCGTTTGCGCGTGAACTTGGCCCCCATCAGGTCGTCCAGCTCGCGCACAAGGGCGCCAATCAAGCCGGTGACGTTGGCGACCTTGACCGTCGGCCTGGGCAGCGTGCCCTTGCCTGAGAATTCAAAGCCGGATGCCTCAATGGGGAATGGCGTGTACTCGTTGCCCTGCCAGATCACTGCCGTGCGCAGGCTGTTGGTTCCCGCATGCAGCCGCGTGATGCTGCCACCGATGGCCGTACTGTCCAACTCGTACAGCTCGACAATGGCGCCCGGTTGAAGGCTGTGCAGCGATGCCTCAAGCGTCATAGGTCATACACCTGGGTGAAGGTGGCCGTAACTGTGTGCGTGGCCGTGTTGTCGGGCGTGTAGCCCCATTCCTCACACACGAAAACGCCGGTCACGCCGCTGGGGCTTGTCCAGGTAAAAGACTCGGTGCCACCGCGCGCGACGAAAAAGGCAAGGATGGCATCGCGCTCGCTGGTGGTGCGCGCCGAGAATGTAAGCGACCAGGACTCTGGGTTGTAGTTGATCCCATCGGCAACCCGTTGCGTGTAGCCGTCGCCATACGCGGCTTTGCGCAATCGCGGCTTTGCAGTCAACGCGGCCTTGAAATCGGGGGCAATGGTAAAGGTAGTCATGGTTTACGCTGCCAGCAGCCCACCGGGGCGCTGTTGTTTGACGATTTCAGCCTGCACCGCAGCGGCCAGCGCCTTGCCCATGGCTGCGCTGTTCTTGCCGCTGGTGTCCTGCGCCGATGCATCGCCGTTATTTTGCACCACAATGCTGCCAATCGACACGCCGCCGCTTGATTGCCCACCGCTTGACGATATGCCCAGTTTACCGTCCTTGCCGCGCTTGAGGGGCACAATCGCCTCAGGGCCAGCCTCGCCCATCAGGCCATTTTGGATAGCCCCACCTGTTGCAAAACGGAAATTCGTAGGGCTGTCCACGATGCCGCCATGAGCAAACGCCCGTGTGCCGCCAGCAAATGCAGCGCCAAGCGCAGCAAATGTAGACACGCTGGCCGTGCCGGATGTTGTCGTTGCCGCTGCCGCACTAGAGCCTCCTGCCAGCCCAAGCAGTGAGCTGGTTGCGCCGCTAAGTGCGTTAAACAGTTGCTGCTTGATGATCATCTTCACCAGGTCAGCAATCACGGACTTTGCAAATGACGCGAAATCCAGCTTGCCGGTCGTCACAAACGTGGTCAGGGCGTCCGATGCGCTGTCAAAGGCGTTGACCAGCGCATCTTTTACGCCGGTCGCCACGTCCTTGGTCTTGTCTCCGATTTCGGCCAAGCCCTCCTTGATGCCCAGGAAGGGGTCAGCGCGGGCTGCATCCTTGGCATCCAGCGCGGCTTTGCGCGATTCGGTCAGCTTGTCGTAAAGGTCGGTGCCTTCCTTGATGCCCTTGTTTTCCAAGTCCTGCGCAAATGCGGCCAGCTCGCGGCCTCGGGTGTTAAGCCCCATGGCTGCCGTGTTCGCGGCCAGCGCCTTGGTCTGCTTTTCGACTTCCAGCGCCTCTTTCTGCAGCCGCAGTTTTTCCGTCAGGTCGTCCACCGCCTTGGCCTGCTCGATCAGCTTGTCTTTGGAGGACTGCGCCAGGTCTTTAAACTTGCCCTGCTCGGTGTCAAAGCGTATTTGAGCCTCTTTGGCGCTGTCCAGCTTCTCGCTGTATTGCTCGATGTGGTCGATCTGCCATTGCAGCTTGGCGCGTTGCTCGCCAAGGTTGTTCATGGCGTCGCCAAAAGGGTCGGACTTGTTTTGCTGTAGCGTGGGTGTGCGGCTGGTGTAGCCTGACAGGCTGCGCTTTTTTGTGTTTTTTTCTTCTGCGTCTTTTACTTGCCCGGACCTGCGCGCCTCAAACTGCTCAATGAACTGCTGACCAAATGTTTTGGCCTCAACCAGGCTTTTTAAGTCTTCTTTCCACGCCTCGCCAACTGCGACGGTGTTGTTTTTGGCATTCTGTAATGCCTTCCACGCACCAGACATGTCGCCTGATGCCAGTTTTTCCATGGACTCAAACACGCCAGCGAACAGGGTTGACACCTGCGCCGCAGCCGCTGCAATCGTTTTTCCCATGCCTTGAAACATGCGAATAATGTACTCGCCTGCGCTCAACACGTACCCCAAACCCTTAACAGCAACCTCAGCCCATGAGGTTATAGAGCCATCGGCAGCAAGCTTTTTGGCTGCATCCTTTACGCCGTTGGTTCCGTTTTGCACATCCACCCAGGCCTTTAGCATATCGTTGGCCACAGGCAGCACAGCCGTGCTGATCACCTTGTACAGCTCTTGCTTGGCTGCCGTCAGCTTGCGCACGTTTCGGTCGTAGCTCTCGGCCTGATCGGCTTGCTCTTGCGTGACCTTTGATACCTGGTCGCCAATCTCGACATAATCCTTCATGAACGGCAGCAACTGGGCACCGGACTTGCCGAAAATGTCCATGGCCAGTGCAGACTTGGCGCCGCCGTCTTCGAACTCATCCAGCTTCTTGGCGATCTTGTCGAATGCGTCTGCAGGGTCAAGCGAACGCAGGTCTTTGATCGACAGCCCAATGGCGTCCAGCGCATGCGCAGCCCCTTTGGCCTCGTCGTCGGATCCGGCCAGGCTCTTGTTCATTTTGACAATGCCAGCCTCGATCTGCCCGAAGTCGTCGCCCGTGATCTTGGCCGCCTGCACGATGGCGCCAATTTTGGCAATGCTGCTGCCGGTGGTTTCGCTCGCATCTTTGACTTTCAGGATGCTTTCCACCACGCCGTCGAATTTGTCTTTGAGTACCGCGATGCTCAGGCCCGCACCAAGCCCAGCCAGCGCCAGCCCCGCCGCCTTTGCGTGCGTGGGCAGGCCGCTGACCTGCTCGTCAAGCGTGTTGATGCCTGCGTTGAGCTTATCGACTGCGGCCTGGCCGACGACGCCGGCAGTAATGCGAAACGAGGCGCCTAAATCAAGACCCATGTTTAACCCCTCGCGGCATTCACCGCAGCAACCTCGATAACCTGCAGCGAAGTAAACAGCTCGCCGCTTTCATCTTCGATTTTCGCTCGGCGCATCACAACATCAACAGCAGCGTAATCAAGGCCGAGAAGTTGGCCGGACATCTCAGAAAATCGCCATTGTGTTTGACACCTCAAAAGAAGCTGCACGGCATCCCAGTTTTCTGGAAGAACCAAACACACCGGCTCAGGCGCAGATTTTACAAGATTATCGATGACCTCGGGGGGCGCCCCCATGGCCTCAAGGTCTGCGACAGCCTCATCTAAATCCGCCCTGGCGCCCAGTGCGAAGAAGCGGCCGCAGTCCTCTAGTTTTTTCGAGCGACCCCAGCATGCGCGTTCACGAACGCCACCACGATAGCCGTGGCCACGTTGGGCACGTTCAAAACCTGCTCCAGCGTTGTCTCGCTGAATGGCACATCTTCGCCGTTTTCGCTGATGCCCTTCCAACCCAGCAGCACCTCGCGCGCAAAGCCCGCATCTGTCAGCTCGCCGGCCTCAATGCGCGAACGCAGGCCAAGCAGGTCTTCCTGCGTCTTGCGCTTGAATTGCGCATCGAATGTCTGCTTTTCAAACTTGCCCCCGTCGCCGGGGATCAAGATTTCGACAGGCCAAAAGAAGGATTCGGACTGGTTGAGTTTGAACATGTGTCTGCGCCTTACGTGCAAGCAATCGTGAATTCGTCATTGCCAGAGCTTCCGGGGATGAAATTCAGCCCCATCTGCAGCATCTGGATGCCGTCAAGGTCAGTATAAGTCGGTTTCGT